AAAGTTTGATGCAACCGCAAAGTTGATGCTAACTGCTGGCGCAACCTGGGACGGTGAGCTTGTTTGTTACAAGAATGGTAAAGCACTCGACCGCAAGACCAGTAACGGAATTATCAATAAAGCAGTTAAAGGGACAATCTCTGACGAAGAAGCAGATTGGATTAGGTTCATTGCCTGGGATGTTGTCGATTTTACCTCAACCATACCGTATGATAAGCGCCTTGCAATAATGAATGAGGCATTCGCTAATGTCGGTTCACTGGACAACAGTAAAATTTTGCCTTGTCACACCGAGATTGTCAATAATCAAGATGAGGCTATTGAGTTCTTTATGAAGATGCTTTCTCAAGGTGAAGAGGGAGCAATTCTTAAAAATATGCACCATGTATGGCAGCCTAAACGTACGAAAGATCTTGGCAAAATGAAGGCCGAAGAAGAGGCCGATTTGGTTGTTGTTGGATGGAATGAAGGTACAGGCAAGTATAAAGGATATATGGGTTCGCTTGAGTGTGAAACTGCCGATGGTCTTTTGAGTGTTAATGTGAGTGGTTGGAGTGACCACGATAGAAAAACTTTGACCGAAGAGAACACCAAAGGTAAAATTCTAACTGTTATGTATAATGCAATTATCGACTCTAAAGGTAAGGATAAGAAATCGTTGTTTCTTCCTCGTGCAGTAGAATTTCGTTTTGATAAGACAGTTGCCAATAAACTTGAAGACCTAAAGTGAAAACATTTTCTATATCTTACATCCATCTAGGTCTATATTAATCAATATCAACGAAGTAATTAATTATCTTGATAACTGAAACATAATACAGTAAGTAAAAATGATGTTGTCTATCATCTAGGCAATTTCATCTATGTATATTAAAGAACTTCAGATTGATGGATATAGTATGTCATGTTATAATGATTCATTCAGAAGTGAGGTAGTATTTAATACATAAAATGAAAGGTGCAGAATTTGAAATTTTATACTTATGTATCTACATATGGAAGTAAGATTTTATATAGAGGATATTCAAACGGGCATCCTGTCTTAATGAGGGATGAATTTAAACCGACACTATATGTGAATTCTAATAAACCGTCTGATTGGAAATCGTTATATGGGGCACCTCTTTCACCAGTAGTTCTGGACAATATTAGGGAAGCAAAAGATTTTATCAAGAGGTATGATAATGTAGAGGGCTTTGAAATTCATGGAATGACGGATTTTCAATATCAGTATATCAATCACAATTTTAAAGATGACATTGAGTATGATATTGACCAGATGCGTATTTGGTTTTTGGATATTGAAGTGATTAGTATTGATGGCGGTGGCTTTCCAGATATCCAGTCTGCATCTTCACCTATTGTCTTGATCTCGATTAATGACAAGGCATCTAGTAAGACAATAGTTTTCGGAACAAAGCCCTATAATAAAACTCCCGACGACAAATTTGAATATAGATTATTCAAAGATGAAGTTACGATGTTAAAACAATTCATCTTATATTGGACACAAAACTGTCCGGATATTGTATCGGGATGGAACTCGGATCAGTTTGACTTCCCTTATCTTATCAACCGTATTGTACGTATCTTAGATGAAGATTCAGCAAAGCGACTGTCACCATTCAACATGATCCAAGAGAGAATGATTGAGATCCGAGGTAAAGAAGTTCAAACATATGACATCGTTGGTGTGAACCAAATTGATTATCTAAATGCTTATAAGAAGTTTGGGACATACAGTGCAAAAGAATCATATACATTGAACTTCATTCTTCAAACAGAGCTAGGTAAGGCCAAAGTTGAATTGCCCGGAGATTCATTTCATGATTCATATGAGAATCATTATCAGACATTTGTTCAGTATAATGCATATGATGCAATATCGGTGCATGAACTAGATGACAAGATGAAACTGATTGATCTAATTATTTCAATCGCATATCTTGTTAAATGTAATTTCAGAGACGTTTTTGGCCCTGTAAAAACCTGGGACGTATTTATTTACAATCATCTTGATAAGAAAAAAATTGCCGTTCCACCAAGAAGCAAAAAATTGGCTTCATCATTTGAAGGAGCTTGGGTAAAAGATGTCGTTCCTGGAATGTATGGATGGACAATGTCTTTTGACTTTTCATCACTATATCCGTCAATTATTCGCCAATGGAATTTGAGTCCAGAAACATTGGTTAGAGATCATTCAGAACCCATAAAGGTGGATGATGTTGTAAACTGCGAAGAAGGCTTATCTAAATATGCACACGAGCACAATTACAGTATAGCAGCTAATGGGTCAATGTATAGAAAAGATAAAAAAGGTATTTTAGCTGAGTTGATGGAATTCTTAATGGTTGAAAGAAAAGTTAGTAAAAAGGAGATGATAGAGCTACAGAAAGAATATGAGGAAACAAAAGATAAATCTTTACTACCAAAAATAACTGCACTAGATAATCGACAGATGGCATTGAAGATTTTAGCGAATGCCGGGTATGGTGCAATTACAAACGCAGGTTTTAGATATTTTGATGTTCGTATTGGAGAAGCGATCACGTTAACTGGTCAAGCATCAGACAGACATGCAGAAAAGAAATTGAATGAATATATGAATAATCTTTTCAAGACTTCTGATGTTGATTATGTGACATATGGAGATAGTGTAACCGGTGACAGTATCATCTCAGTTAATGGTTCAGATGTATCTATAGAGGAGTATTATAATTCTATAAGTGGAAAGATATATTCAGATAATTCCAATAAGTCATATGTTAAACCTGTCATAAATGATTTTACTGAAAGTGTAGATGTCGAATCAAAAATATTGACTAAAAATAAAATACTTCATGTAATGAAACATAAAGTAAAAAAAGAAATGTTCAAAATAACAGTTGATGGCAAAAGTGTCATTGTTACATCCGACCATTCTATAATGTTGAAAAGAAATAATAAGATAATTTCAGTAAAACCCAAGGACATTTTGCCGTCTGATGAGCTTATTTGTCTAAAAGCTCAGTGACGTTGAAAGAATTAAAAGGCGAGAAAATTTGTAGATCAAGGAGAGGTGGATATAATATGCAATTACATTACACGAAGAATTTTAAAGTAGAATCACTAGGCGTTCAGGAATTAGATGTTTATGATCTGGAAGTAGAGAACAACCATAACTTTTTTGCAAATGGTATTTTAGTTCATAATACAGACTCGCTTTATCTGAATGTTGATCCAATTGTAAAGAAAGTGTGTAAAGATCCAACTGATATTGATAAAGTTGTTTCTGCATTGAACTTGATTGGAAAAGAAATTCAGAAAAATGTAATCCAGAAGTCAATAGACGAAATGTTTGATAAATGCAATTGTTTCGAAAAAGTGATGGACATGAAGCGAGAAGCAATTGCGTCAAAGGCACTTTGGACAGCAAAGAAAAGATATGCTATGATGGTGCATGACTCAGAGGGCGTCAAGTACAAACCATATAAAATGAAGATTATGGGTATGGATATTATCAAATCCAGTACACCTCAAGCTATTAGAAAAGAATTGAAAAATGCATTACCAATTATTTTTGAACAAGGTGAGGTTGCTCTGCGAAAATTTGTTGCCGAAGTTAAAGAAAGATTCATGAAGTTGCCGGTTGAAGATATTGCATTCCCTAGATCTGCTTCTGACATTGAAAAGTGGTTTGATGGGAATACATATAAACTCGGAACTCCAATTCATGTTAGAGGTGCCATTTTGTATAACAAGTTCACTAAGGATTTGCCCAAGTATGATAAAATACTTGACGGTGACAAAATCAAATTCATTTACTTGAAAGTTCCCAATCCAATACATGAAAACGTAATTTCGTTCCCTAGTTCTGGCGTATTACCTCCAGAGCTGAAGTTAGACAAGTATATTGATCGTGAATTACAATTTCAAAAGACATTTTTGGCTCCTCTAGAAGGTATTACAACTGCAATAAAGTGGGACTTGGTAGAACGAGCGACATTATCTGATTTTTTTGTATGATTGATAACGGAGTATTTCTCTAATGACACCAAAACAAGTAAAGAGAAGACTTGCCACTTTAATGGCTAAGAAAGAAGCAATTTACGCAGAAGTGGTTAAAATACAATCAAAGTGCTCGCATGAAGACTTGGTTGGAGAACATTACAGTTATCCAGATAACTTGTGGTTTTCTGATGACCAACGTTGGGTTGATTTTACATGCCCAACTTGTAAGAAACGATGGACAGAAAATCTAGAGGAAACTTGGTACGATACAGAAGCAAAAGTTTTTAGAACTAAAGAAGGTTATGCTTACACAAAAGTCGAGCCACTTGAACTAATACATGACTAAGATTGTGTATTTTCTTGCTTGACCATATAAATAACGCATCGGGTAGTTCCCGATGTAAAACATATCAACAAAAACTAATGGAGATTTAATATGAATAAATTGCTAGAAAAGATGATGGGCGCCGGTTCCATCAAAGTAACGACTCTTGCAGATTCAACTTTGTTCAATGATAAAGATCTAACCCAAACTCCAATCCCAATCATAAATGTAGCATTCAGTGGTAGATTAGACGGCGGTATCGTTTCCGGACTAACTGTTGCTGCTGGCCCATCAAAACATTACAAATCCCTTCTTGGTCTGACTTGTCTTTCTGCTTATCTTAATAAGTACCCTGATGCAGTATGTTTGTTTTATGATTCTGAATTTGGCGTTTCACCCGAATATTTAGAAAGTAATAATGTCGACAAAAACCGAGTTATCCATATTCCTATTTTGCATATTGAACAATTGAAGTTTGACCTTGTTAAGAGATTGGAACAAATTGAACGTGGTGATAAGGTGTTTATTTTTATTGACTCACTGGGGAATTTGGCTTCCAAGAAAGAGGTTGATGATGCTTTAGAAGAAAAATCTGTTGCAGATATGACCCGCGCTAAACAGAATAAATCACTCTTCCGCATTATAACCCCGCACCTAACCACAAAAGATATTCCTTGTTTTGTTGTTGCTCACACCTATGAGACAATGGAGATGTTCTCAAAGCAAGTTGTTAGTGGTGGAAAAGGTGTCTATTATTCCGCCCAGACTATTTTCATTATTGGACGCAGCCAGGAAAAAGGGTCTTCTGGTGACGTTGAAGGATGGAATTTTACACTCAATGTTGAGAAGAGTC